CGTCAGCGTGACCGCAGCCAGATTCAGCTCAGACATGACAACCCCCTAGCGGGCACCGATGGCACCCCTCACTCGACCCGCAGCAGCGCGCCGATACATCGTGGACAATTCATCCGTGTTCACAGCCTGGAACACGTAGGTGTCACCCTGACCGCCACCATTCACGGCGGGGGCAGTAGCGACCTGGGCAGTGGGACGGACAAACGCCTGCGGGTTGCTGTTGATCGCGGCGATAGTGTCACGCCCCAACACGTCCGCAGCCTCAGCGGTCAGAACCGCCTCATCCTGCGCCAGCAGGGACAACACATCATCCACGCCACGAGCGGACCCGCCAACAACGCGAGACGTGCCCGTCGAGAACGACGGCAGCTTGCCCTTGAACTTCGCCAGGGCCTTCTCCGCCGCGCCCATCTTCGTGGCGTACTTCGACGGGAACGCCGACACCTGAACCCCCTGCGCCACAGCGCCAGGCTCCATCGTCCGCCACCCCGGGAACTTCTTCACCATCGCGTTCAGGAACATGCCCGCAGAAGCGCGAGCATTCATCCGCTGATCGACAGTGCCCCACGCCCCATTGTTGCGCTGCTGAAACAGGCCCGACGAATCATGATCCGACCCGATGGAATCGTACGGGTACCGCTGCGACGCAGTATCCACCGACGAAGCCCACATGCGCAGCGGATCACCAGACTCCACCAGTGCGGTAGCACCAGCAATCTTCGCCGCAGCGAAGCCCAAGCGACGCTCAGAAGCGGCCTTAGCGATCTCCTCCCAGAAGAACGCCGCCCCCTTCTTGTACTCGCCCTTCTTCAGGGAACCGACCTTCACCTCCGGCACGTTCTCCACCGTCGAAGCAGGCTTCGCGGCAGTGGTCGCCACCGTCGAGTCAGACGCGGCATCCGCGATCTGAGCGTTGACAGCATCCGCGCCCTCACCCTTCTCATCCACCGCGTAATACTGATTCGCGGCCTGGAAGATCGGAGGCAGAGTATCGGAGATCCCGAACACGCCGAGCGCGTCCTGAACCATCCCCTCGGTCCAGTTCTTAGCGAAATCGCCGGCGATACCAGACCAAGTAGTAGGGGTGGTTTCCGTCGCGGCAGCGGCAACCGCAGTGTTCGAGGAATCAACCTCAACCACATTCGCGTCGCCACCAGACGTAGTGCCCGAAACAGTGGTGGCACGGTTCGGGTTGGTGTTCCTCAGTGCGGGGCCATCGGCCTTGCCCCTGATCCACGCCCAGTTCGTACCGTTCGCCAGCAGGTGACCAGCAGCTCCGCCGCCGATCTGCCCATTGCCGCGATTGCCACCCATCTCGACCTTCGTACCGTCCGGCAGGGTGCCGGCAGTGTGCCCGCCGCCAGGCCCGCCGTTGTACCAGCCAATCCGGAGCGTCCCAGACGGCCCCTTACCCATCGTGAAGCCATACGAGCGCAGAACAGATCCCTCATCGCCCGTAAAGAACTTCCGGGGGAACGGGGCACGACCAGTCATGAACGCAGCGAACGCGGACATAGCGCCAGAACAATCGCCCCAGTTCGACCCGCCGAACACATACGGCGCACCCTCCAAAGAACGCGAAGCCTTCTGCCCAGCGACAGACTGCCCCTTAGCGAACGCCAACATCTCCTTCGGGGTGCGGATACCACCATTAGCGAACGCCTCAATCGGCTTGCCGGCAGCCCCGCCGGGGATAGCGGAAGACACCGTATCGCCCTTATGGTCCACCACAGACAGGCCCATGATCTGAGCCGTCTTCGCCAAGATCGCCTTCGACCTTGCACGCTTCGACAGCGCCAGCGGAATGTACGCCTCGCCACCAGTTTCCGGCTCAGCCCACACCCGGAACGGTCCCTGCGGCCTGGCGATCTGTGCAACATGCTTCTCGCCGCGAGTACCGCCATTAGCGTAAGCCTCAACCCCGCCATTAGCGTAAGCGATAGAACCATCAGCAGAGAACCATCCGACGACCGAGGATACTGCGCCCTTAATGCTGTCTGGCACCAGCGACATGATCGCGTCGTAGATGGCGTTCGGGGCCGACATGATCCCGTCGATAGCGCCCTGGACGATGGCCTTACCAGTGTTCCAAAGCCATGTGCCAGCGTCCGACAGTGCGCTGACAATGTTGTCTTTCATGCCGACGACCTTGCCGACCATCTCGTCAATCTTCGCCTTAGCGCTGGACACCATCTCACCCAGCTTGCCGATGATCGCACCGACCGCATTAGCAATAGCATCCCTGGTGGCATTCCAAGCATTCGTGATCGAATCCTTGATACCGTTCCACACATTGACCGCAAGATCACGAATCACATTCCACGAGCCAGAAAGGAAACTACTGATACCATTCCACGCGCCAGTGAAGATACCGGTCAGTGCAGACCACCACGAAGAGAAGAACGCCGAAATCCCGTTCCACACCGCCTGGACCAGGCCAGTGAACGTCTGCCACGCCGTCGTGAAGAACCCCGAGATGATATCCCACGCCGTCGTGAAGATCAGCTTGATACCCTCCCACAAGGTAGTGAAGTACAGCTTGATCCCATCCCACACCAGGGTGATCGTCCCAGTGATCAAAGCCCAGTAGGACTCCAGGTACCACTTGATCCCATCAACCGCGAGCGTGAAGACTTCTTTGATCCCGTCCCACAGTCCGGTGAAGAAGTCCTTGATCCCGTTCCAAATCTTCTCGGCTGTGCCCTTGATTGCGTCCCAATTGTCAGACAGGTATTCGGTGAGCGCATCCCAAATCTCCTTGGTCTTGTCCTTGATCGCCTGCCACGCAGCGGGGATAGCCTCCTTGACCCAATCCCATCCGGCGACAAAGACGTTCTTGATCCAGTCCCACGCGCCCTTCAGGACATCAACAAAGCCCTCCCAGATCTTCTGGCCCAGCTCCGTCTTCTTGAAGAACCAGATCAGACCCGCAACAACGGCGGCAATAGCCAGGCCGATCAACACAAACGGGTTGATCGCCATGACAGCGTTGAACACTGCCATAGCGCCCGAGGCGACAGCGACCGCTCCGGCAAAGACACCGATACTCACCGCAATAGGCGTCAACCAATCCTTGTTCTCCGAAGCCCACTTAGCGATAGGCTCCAGCGCGTCCCACAGCTTCATGAACGCATCACCAGCGAGCGACTGAACCGTACCCTTCAGGCTGTTCATCCGGCCTTCCAGACTGTTCTTCATCTGGTCGGCCATCTCCTGCGACGACCCCTGAAAATCAGCCATGCCCCCAGCGCCCTCAGAAAGGGACTCCAGGAAATCCGGGATCTGGTCAACCGACAGATCCTCCAGAGGAGTGCCGAACAAGGCGATAGCAGCGTTCGCCCGCTCCGCAGGATCCTCCATCTGCAACAGGCCTTCAGCAGTCTGCTTCAAAGCATCCCGCGCACCCTCGCCGCCCTGCGCAATCTTGTTCGCCATCTCCTCGGCGTTCAGCCCCACAGACTCGAACGCCGTCTTCGAGGACTCGGACATGTCAGAGCCACGGATCGTGAACTCCTTCAGGGAGTCGCCGGTCTTATCCAGTGCCCACTTGCCCTTCTCCGAGGCAGCAACGAGAAGCCCGAAAGCCTCCTCACCGTCAAAACCAAGAGCACGGAAGTTCGTTCCGTACTCGTTGATGATCTCCGGCATCTCATCCCGCATCGCAGCCGGAACACGCTGCATCGCAGCGGTCATCAGATCCGCCGCTTCCTCAACATCTCCGGCCAACCCGTTCTGGATTAGCTGGCCGGCAGTCTGTGTCGCTTCCTCAATCGACACACCAAACGTCTCCGAGAACGCGATGAAGTTGTCCGCCAACTGCGCGGCAGTCTGCTCACCCTCAGAACCGAGATACTTGAACTGACCATTCAGAGCACCGATAGCACCCGCAGCCTCATCGACGCCACCAGCGATACCGGTCTTCATCACGTCACGGACCTCAGCAGACGCGGCCTTAGCAGCATCCCCCGTCAACCCGAGCTGACGGTTCATCTTGTCCGTCGCCTGCGTAATGTCCATGCCCGTAGCAAAAGCGGCACCAATACCGCCGATACCAGCCGCACCAGTCAGAAGCCCGAGCTTCCCCTTGATCGACTCGAAGCCCTTACCGACACCCTCAGAAGAACCGACCAGTTCCTCCAGCTTGCCCTTCAGCCCCTTCGCCCCGGACTCGGCATCCTCCATGCCGTCGCCCATCCGCTTCGTCGCGGCCTTCACGTTATCGGCGGCGTCCTCCGCCTTACGGTGAGCGGTGACCAGATTATCCTCAGCGGACTTCAACTGCTCGGCGGCCTTCTCCGACCGCTGACGGGCCGACATAACAGCCGCTTCCTTCGACGCGACCGTGGACCCCGCAGACGACCGAGCCTGATCCAGCTTGTCCTCAGCGGCCTTCAACTGCTCCGCCGTAGCCTTGCCCGACTCCCGAAGATCCTTCAGATTCTTCTCGGCCTGCTCGACCTGCGAACCACCCTTAGACCGGGCAGTCTCCAGGGCAAGCTCCGCAGCCTCAACCTTCTTGACCGCGATCTCAGTCTTGCCCTTAGCGTCCTGCACCTTCTGCTCGGCGGTCGCAACGTTCTGCGTCGCCTTCTCAGCACGCTTCTGCGCAATCTCCACGGCCTTAGCGCCGTTCTCCGCGCCCTCCTTCATGGAGGACTCCAGGATCTTCGCCGCCTTCTTGCCTGAAGACGTGAGCGGGCCAGACAACCCCTTAGACAGGGCCGACTGAACCCCCTTCAGCGACACCGTAACCGGCAACACCGACCAGCCAGTAGCAGACATGACAACCCCTCTAATTCATAGACATCTGCCGCTGACGCTCCAGCGCCGCCGCATTCCTCGCACGAGCCGCAGCCCTCTGCCGCTCCTTCGCCACCTCACGCTCCGCACGCTCAACAGCCTTCGCACGCGCCCCCATAAGCTCACGCACCGGATGTTCCTTACCCGCCTGCGCCTCCCACAGCTCAACCACACGCGCCTCCACACCCGTCATCGTGGGCATGTCCGCCTGCTGCGACCGCACAAGCGACTCGATAGGAAGCCCCGCCGTGAGCGCATACACGCGCCGCCACGACACTTCCCCCCGGTACAGGCCCGTCAGGTCCACACCGTAAAACCGCTGAAGATCCGCCTCCAGCTCGCGCGGCCACCGGGCGAACAGCACCATGAATGCTGGTAGGCCCGGTAGCCACATCATTCCCCCATGCCGATTTCCTCAGACCACAGCTCCAGGAACGTGTTGAGGTCGTTGAACGATGCGCCGTGAGCGTCGAGCTTCGCGCAACCCTCGTCACCGAGGATGAGGGGGATCGCCTTAGCGATGGACTGATTCGTCCCCTCCTGCATGAGCAGGGGAACACGCCAGTTCGCGGCCTCAACGTTCGGCGGCGCGAGAACGGTCACCTCATCACCACGGATGGTGAGGGTGATCTCGACAAGATCGGCGTTAGCCTTGGCCTCGTTTTCGAGCGCCTTGCCGGCCTTCTTCGCAACCTCGACGGTGCTGGTCTTTCGGGTGGTAGCCATTGTGTGTCCTTTCGGCATGTGTGTGTCGGATGAAAGTTTTGTGGTGGGTGCGCTCCGACACACGGAGAGCGCACCGCACCGGGTGACTACTTGTAACGCCCCGTCACCCACGGGGCCAGCGTGTTAACCCTCGGCAGGGGGCTCAAGCGCAGTGACACGCGCATCCAGCGCGGTAATCAGCGCTGCCTGAGCCGCGATCAGATCATCCACGTACTTCTTCGTTGCGGCGTGATCGGCACTGGTCGGATCACCGACGACGATGATCCCGTTAGAGCCACGGACCGGAACAGTGTTGGCCGTCTTCGATGTGCCAGAGACAGTGCGCAGGTACGGCTGTCCGGTAGACCCGACGCCGTAGACCGAGTTCGGGGTAGTGGAAGCGTCCACCTTGGTTCCGAGCGCGGCGGTCGTGGAGGTAGCAAGGTTTGCAACCTCAGTAGCGGCAGCCTCGCCAGCAGCGGCGGCGGCTTCCAGTTCAATGATTCGGGCAGCCTCGTAATCGTCTCCGGCTTTCCAATCATCGCGGGGGACGAAAGGCATGTCCTCCTCACTTTCTGCGCCCAGATTGAGCGCGGTAATCAGTCGAGCGGCTAGATCGGCGTGCCCCTTCGCGGTCGGATGAACACCATCCGAGGCGAGGATTCCCGCAGCCTTATCGGCGTCAATGTCGCCGGACCAGTAGCCTTCCATCGCGTCCGTAAAGTCACGGTTCGCGGGGTCGAGCGCGGCAGCGGTACGCATGGGGCCGATGATCTGCTCACGGTCGTACCCCTCGTCCTTCGGCGCGTCCTGTGACGCGAGGACGATCCACGGGTTCTTCGCGCACTCCTCAGAGATCACAGCTAGCATCTGGTTCAGCGTCGCCGTAACCTCTGCCTGGGTCTTCCCCGACGACTCCTCATTGCTGCCGTAGGACAGGATGATGAAATCAGGGTCCAGGTGCCGCAGTCGCGGGCGAAGCGTAAGTGCCTGCTGATTGGCGGTGAGATGCCAGTCCAAGGTGGACCCGCCCCAGCCGCCGTTCAGCATGATCGCACCGGCGGTGTTGTCGCCGTCGTACAGGTGTACGAAGTCGATCACTGTCTCGCCGGTGGTGGAAAACTCGAACGTGTGAGTACCACGGGGAAGCTCCCCGGAATCCCACGACGCTGAGAACGTCAGATCGCCGGACGTAGACAGGGGGATCGGAGCCGGGGTGTCACCGTCCACAGAGACGGTGACCGTGCCGGTCCCACCCCCCTCACGCAGACCGAACCACGCCCCAGTGCAGTCCGTCATCGACCATGACACCGGGGCACCGGAAGTGACGAGAATGTTGGTGTGCCCGAGGCCGGACGAGTTCGACGTTCCCCCGGTTCGAGTAGCGCGGGGCCAACTGGCACCAGCATTCGCCGTACGCGGTTCGCCCGCAGCATCCTGGTGGACCTTCCCCCGTATCGCAGACTCCACCAGAGCGGAAATGGACTTGTCCGGCCACGAAGCACCCGCCCCGACCCCCGCGATGGTGGACGACCCGATGATGATTCCCACAGGACGGTCCATCGCCAGGATCTCAGAGCGTCTCTTAGAGAGCGCCATCTACCCCTCCAATCACGTCAGGACGAGTGGCAGAGGACCACCCACCCGCCCGACTAGGGGTTTTCCGGGTCAGTGCCAGCGGTCTTGAAACGGATCACATCAGGGGTAGCAACGTTCACGCCGGTACCGGAGAACACAGCCTTGTCGTACAGGGCACCATCAGCATCCTTACGGATCTCAACAGTGAACTCCGTGGTCGAAGCACCATCATCAGCCTTGTCCATGCTGGACGGGTAGATGTTCGCCTCCAGTCGCGACACCTCGACATGAACGTTGCCGTTCTGGTCAGTGGTGCGGAACCCGATGTACCGCTGAGCATCCTGCGGAGCAAGAACCACAGTCGGGGTTCCTGCCTCCGGGAACTCAGAGTTCGGCCACATCAGGGACCAAACAACCTCGTTATCCTCCAGGGAGGTGAAGGTGCGGGTGTCCTTCTTGAACTTCTGGTCGGTGGCGATCAGCTGAGAAGACCAACCAAGGATCTCCGTACGGTCAGCGTCGCGCTCCTGGCCGATGGAAGAACCATCAGCGAGGATGCCAACCTGAAGCCAGTCAGCGCCGAACGTGCCGTCAGCCTCAGCCTTCGGATCGGTAGCGCCCACGATGGAAATGTAGACCTCGGCGTTCTTCCAAATGTGAACGCGGTCTGCAACGTCAGTAGTAGCCATGCTATGGCTCCTTTCGGTTAGTAGCAGCCTTCACAGCGAAAGCCGCAATCCAGCGGGACGCGTCCGGGGAATCCCGAACCACGCTCAGCCCCACTGCGGGATAGATAGTCAGACCCGGCACGTGGGCGGGGTCCAGTAGAAACGCCTCCAGCTGCGCCGCCAACGAGCGCGCATCCGGGGCAAACTCGGCGTAGGTCACGACACGGACGATCTCGCCCGTCCATGCCCGCGCCTGATCGGTGGTGCCGTTCGATGAGACGGTCACCGCAGGGCCGGACTTCACACCCCAACCCTTCGGCAACTCTGATCTCACCGGCACGTCAGCCACCGCAATATTCAGTTCTCGGATGATCGCGCTCACCGCGTCCTGTTGGACGAGCATCGTCACCCCCCATACCTGTGAATGTCGAGGCCGGACGAAACAGCAGACTGAATCAGGTAGCCGTGCTTCGCCTCAGCAGCACGCGCTTGCGGAACCCGCATAGCGACCAGCGCGACCGGCTTACCGCCCTTGTCCTTCTTCATCCGCACGTCCGCGTTCATCTCCGCAGGCACCCCCGAAGCGACCCGCTGCCCCGCCTGCTGAACAAGCGGCGTAGCGGCCTCCAAGAGCTGCTGCCAGAAATCGTCAGGCAGATTCTTCTGAGCCATCAGCCCTCACCCCTCTGGCACACGAACACAACAGACGGGCGATGCCTCGACAACGCGGGCCGGCGGAATGCCGCAAAATCATGCGGCGGCTCCAGCACCGTGAACCACTCCCCCCGGATCAACACCTCAGAATCAGCATCGACCACCGTCCCAGACGGGGCGAACACCCGAAGCTGCACGAAAGCACCCTCCCGGTCCTGCCCCACATCCTGAGCAAGCACGAGCGGCTGCACACGACACGTCACAGTGACGGAACCACCCGGCATCTGCGGTACCCCGTACTCGTCCACTTCTGGACGCTGACGGATCACCACAGGCTCCCACGCCTCATTCACCGGTACCACCGCTCCGGCCAGCGCGACGCACGCGGGAAACTCCCCCGAGCACCAGCCTGATACAGCAGGCCCAGTTCCTCACGGTGCGCATCGGTCAGGATAAGCCGACCGAACCCGACCAGCCCATCAACAGACGAACCATAGGTCACCGAATCGGACTCAGCGCCCGTAGTCGAGGACACTGAAGCCTGACCGACGTTCCCGCCAATCAGAACCGCTGCGGCCACCATGTCACGGATCACGCGCTTAGCGGCATGAGCCAACCACGGTGTTGCCGCAACCTCCGCATCGAAGTCCCTACCGACACGAGAGAAAGCGTCACGCACAATCTCCTCCGCGTCGCCCAGAAGAACCACGACCCGTGCAGCCTCATCCACCGCCAGCGTCACCGGCAGGCGTGAGGCCAGATCATCAAACTCAACGAGCATGACGCACCCCCTTTTCGGAGTCAGCGCGTCGCCGCGATGATCTCCTTCTTCGTCAACCCCTTCGGGTCAATCCCCTTCTTGACGGCATAAGCACGCCACACATCCAAGGACTCAGTACGCTTCGGGGCACTAGGCCCCTCAACCACCTTCTCGACCGGGGCAGGCTTCGGCTTAGCAGCACGGGTGACAACAGGACCGGAAGGCTTAGACACAACCTCGGAAGCCAAAGCGCCCTGCGCCTCCAGCCACTCCGCCATAGCGTCCTCAACCTCGACCGAAGAACCCCGCAACAGAACACCCGTGCCCGGATTCCACGCCCGGGCCAGCGTCACCCGACGCATCACAGACCCTTGATGCGAACGACGGACTTCGGGTTGTCCACAGCGATAGCCCGCTTACGGACCAGATCGGAACGCCACGACATGGTGGGGCCACCAATAGGAGAATCGCCACCCTCGACATACAGGGGGGTAGCGGTCAGCGGCATGGTGTCAGACTTGAAGCCAACGGCGTTAGCCTCGAACACATACGCCTCATCCTTCGGCATCAGACGGGAAGTAGCAACATTCAGGGTGCCGAACAACTGGTAGCCGGTCAGGCCCTTGTAGACAGGGTTGTCATGAGCAACATCACCGATGTAGAGCTTCTGGATCTGCTCGTTGCGGATGATCTTCGTGAGCGCCTGCGGGTGGACCAGCAGGGTGTTCGGGTCGTAGTCGAAGATGCGGGTCTCGTCACCGTCAACGGTGGCACCCTGCACCATCTCGATAGCGTCGAACAGATCCTTCACCGGGTCGCCAGCAGTCCAGGCGGCGGAAGCCTGCAACTCGGGGATGGCAGCGGCGTTGAACGCGCCGAACACGGCATTAACGCCGTGACGGAGAACAGTCTTCTCCAGGGCGTCCATAGCGCGGGTGACAGCATCAACCTTGTTCTCGTTGCGCTGCTCCCACGAGATTCGGATAGCCTCACCGGTCTTGATGCCGAAAGCGGCATTCAGGGAACCAAGCTCCGGCGCGGACACCGGAATCTCGCCGTACTCGGCGATCTCCTCAGCATCGTCAGCGAGGTAGAGGCCCGCAGCCTCACGGAAAGCAACAACCCCCTGGTTGCTGCCACCGTCACGGAAGAACAGATCTTCGACAAACGAGTTGTCCAGGTCCTCGATGATCCGCTGCGGGATGTAGGTCGGATCGGCCATGAGCTCATCGACGGTGATCTGGGGACCGTCGTAAGCGGAAGTGATAACGTCAGCCATTACTGGCTCCTTTCAGTTGGCGGGCGCACGCCCGACATGACAAAACCCCCGACCCGACAGGCCAGGGGTTGGGATGATTCGGGGTGTACTACTCGCCAGTGCCAGCAGCGACAGGGGCGGTCGGGGTGGCAAGGAGAACCTTCACCTTGCCGTCGCCGGAAGCGCGGACAGCGGTGCCGACAAACACGGCGCCGGTAGCGGCAGCCTTACCGTCAGCGGCAGCGTAAACCGGGGCACCGGGGGCGAAAGTGCCCTCAGTCTCAACCGGGACAACAGCCGGGGTGACATGCACGGCAACGTTGCCCGGCTTGCCGATGTGAAGCACGTTGTCATTAGTACGGGCCGGGGGGTTGGCGTTAGCGCCGGTGACAACCGCGCCGAACACGGCGGCGGTACCGTCAGCGTGCTTCGCACCCTCAGCGGCGACAGAGACGAGCCGGAACTTCTCGATGTCCTCAGCAGCGTCGAAAGTGATAGGGCCGGTCTTGAAAACAGCAGACATACTAGGTTCTCCTTAGTAGTTGGAACGGGTGCCGAGCAGACGGTCTGCACGGGCGCGGAAATCGGACTTGGTTGCAGCGTCGGTCGCCTCGCGGTCCTGGCCGTGGCCGATCTCCTTAACGGGGATCGTGTTCTTCGGGATGGATCCGTACAGAGCGCGAGCAGCGTCCATGTCCTTGTGAGCGAGGGCAACAGCCTTGGACCGGATAGCGACGTTGAAACGGCCATCCTTGATCCACTGGTCAACCTCAGCCTCACGGGAAGCGGTGTCGGCCTCGTTCTTCGCATCCCAGCCGAGCTTCGCGGCGGCCTTCAGATCGTTGTAGGTGTCCATGTCGAGGACAACACGATCAGCCGGAACCGGCTCCTCGGTAGCCAGGTCTCCGGCAGGCGCGGCCTCTTCCTCGTCTCCGGCGGCGGACTTCACCGTGACGGTGACCGGCAGCTCAACCGGCGCATCGTTACCGGTGACGGTGACCGTCAGGGCAACCTCGGAATCGGGCTCAGCGCCAGACGGGGCAGTGACAGTGAGAACACCGGTCGCCTCGTCAACCTCGGCAACGAAACCCTCCGGCGCCTCACCGACAGAGAACACCAGGCCGGACGGCGGAAGCTCGCCCTGCGGCTCAACGGTGGCCTTACCGGTCGGGACAACCGTGGTGCCCTCCGGGTAGGAAATCTCAACATCACTGGTGACAGTGACGGTCTCATTCATGATCTTTCGGACGATGTTCACAACGTCCTCGTGGGAAAGCGAACCCATGCCGCTATCCTCCTTCTGCCCCGTAGGGGCGGTTAGGTCGGGAGACGGCGCAACGCTTCGACCCCGATACTTGAAATGGTTAGTGACACGTCCAGCGACAGCGGCGACAACGGCCCTGCCATCCTCGACCGAATCGGCCAGGCCGGCAGCCACCGCCTCATCCGCCGAAAACCACGTCTCCGCCCGCATTCGCTCCCGCCACTCCGAAGGCTCACCACCACCACGGGTGGCGTACACCGACGCGAGATTGTCGGAGATGCGCTCCAGGTCGGTGACAACCCGGCCCATCTCCGCAGCGTTCCCGCCGACGAAGCTCATGGCGTCGTGGATCATCAGCTCTGCCGTGGGCCGCATGACCACACGGTCAGCACCGCCCACCGCGATGAACGACGCGGCAGACGCGGCCAGCCCCTCCACGACCGCCGTAACAGTCGCAGAGTGCGCCCGGAGTGCGTTCATGATCGCCAGGCCTTCGTACACGTCGCCGCCCGGACTGTTCACCCGCAAGGTGATCTCGTCCGTCTCCAGCGACTTCAATTCGGAGACAACGGCAGACGCCGAAACGTCAGTGCCGATCTCCCCGTAGATCAACAGTTCACTCACTGTTGACCTCCTCCCCCGGCGTTGCCGCCGAATCATCAACAGGAACATCAAGCCCCGTAGCCTTCAGCGCGTCATCCTGCGAAACACCAGCATCAACAAGTGACTTCGTAGCCGCCGCCAACTGGGCCAACTCCGCAGCGTCCGCCCCGTCCGCCGCATCAGTCTTCACATCTCCGGCAGCGACAGCCTCAGACAGAGGACGCTTACCAGGCAGCGAGTAGACACGCCGAACGTGCTCCTCCAGATCCTTATCCGCGAAGATCGCCTTAGCGTTCACCAGCGTGGCGAGATCCTGAGCAGACAGTTCCTTCTTCGACGCAATCGGATCAACAACAACCCGAGGGCACAACCCCGTATAACCGGGGAACGCCACATCGACAAGATCCTCAACGATGTGCTGAGTCGCGGTGTCCGCGATCCAGTCTGCAATCGTCTGCAACGACTGGATGAACAGATCCGACTGCGTTTCCGCCAGTGCGTACGAGCCTCCCCCGCCGTCGAGGTTCAGGAAGTGAGCCAGCACCGAACGGGCAATCATCGCATCGTGATACGAAATCGACTCACGAGGACTGACCAGCTGACCATTCACGCCCAACAGCTGAAGCTCAGCCTTCGCCGGGATCGCGCCGCCCGCCTCAGCGCCCGCACGAATCCCCCGTGCAAGCTCCTGACCATGACGCAGATCCTCAGCAGGGTTCTCCGCAAGCTCGGAACCCTTGTAAATCGGCACACCCATGCCGTTACGCTCCAGAACCTGCATCTCCAGGCGCAAAGCCTGATCCCGCAACTTCCAGTGCTTGAACGCGGGACGCAACACCGAAGTGCCCTCCCACGACGTATCACGCGGCGCATGACAATAAGCCACAAGACGATCAACGGGGATAGTCGCACCATCCGCCCGCGCCGTGCCGGTGCTAGCCCCAACTTGCTCCACCGACGACAGACCACCATCCTCTGCCACATTGATACGGGTCAACGTCCCCGGATACCGGGGGGCCAACTTAGCGAGGTGCATACGGCCCCCGCGCTCCTCATAAACCTGCTCAAAGAACATCACACCGTACTGCAACGACAGAAGAGCCTGCTGCAAGTGCTCAGTCCACGACACACGCCCACGCCGACGCGCCACCGGCTCCTTGGGAGAATCACCCAACACCGGAAGACGCAGATCCTCCGACACCAACGCCACAACCTCATCCGGTGCGCCGTTCGGGTCCAACCGCCAATCGGCACGCTCAATCGGCAACCACAAAGCATTCAACACCGAAGTAACCTGAGCATCCTCACGCCCCATCTTCGCAAACACCGCAGCCGAATGCGGAAACCGAAGCTCCCAATTATCCTCAGCCGTAATAGCGCCCTTAGACGAAATAGCGTGGCCGATCTCCGGCGTACGCCTAGAATCGGAGGTTGGCGACAAATTGCGAACCTTCCGAGGCTGAAATGGATTCCACATGCCCCACGAACCTCCTTGTCTTTTTCACGTCCGGCGCATCCACCGGAATCTCAAACTCAACTAGCCCCCACAACGCGAACGACGCAGCGACGAGCACACTGACCACCGGGGCGGTATGCTGAAACGCACGATCACCCCGAGACCCCTGACGGAACTCCGCGACCTCCAGAGCATCCCCCCACCGGGGATCCCCATCATGTGTCAACGCGCCCTCGCGGAACATCGTCAACAGCAGCTCGCACGCCGCCGTGACCTTCCCCCAGGCGATCTGCTCCGGCTCCACACCAGACTTCGTGAGCGGGTCCAACAACGTAGCGCCGACACCCTTCGTCTCAATGACCACCGCCACCGGATCGTTCTTCGCCACCGTCCTAGCAACCGAAGCGACAACCTCATCCCGGTCAAACA